GGCACCGTGGACATGGACGAGCCGGAAAACACCGACATCAAAAAGGTCGTCATCGACGACGAGACGGCCGAGTGGGTGAAGTCGGGGACGATGAACGTGATCCGTGAGACACCGGGTATGTTCGGGGCCAGGCTCATGGAGGATATGTTCAACCGGCCGGATATGTACTTCTCCAGGGAAGAATTGCCTCGTCTCCAAGACGATTTGGACGAGTTCTATGCCGACGTTGACCAGATCGTTCAGATGATTATGTACTGCCAGCGAACCGGGCACTGGCCACGCAACACCGACTCCTGCGTCAGCCCCTACGTCTGCGAATACTTCAAGCTCTGCTCCGCAAACGTGGAAATCACCATCGACGGCGAACCGCCCGAGGACTTCGCCAAGCTAGACTACGTTCACCCCGAACTACAAGGAAAATTGTAATGGCCGTCAAACCTGGCACGGGCGTCAAACCTGGAGGGGCCACGGCCCCGGCAGCCGCCCACACGCATAAGAAATTCAGCATCACCAACGACATCGACAAGCGGGGCAAGAAAGTGGTTCTGTACGCCCCCGGCGGCTGGGGCAAGACCAGCATTGCCGCTATGGCTCCGGGGGCCGTCATCCTGGATATCGAGCGTCGCACCGGGCATGTTGCGGAAAAGCTGGCTGCCCACAACTACCCGCTCAACCGCATCAAGAACCTGGGAGACGTGGAGAATGCGTCCGACCCGGCCAACAGCATCGATCCGGCCCAGGGCTTCGCCGACGTTCGGCACGCCCTCCACAACTTCGACCTGTTCCCGTCCGGCTCCACGGTCGTGATCGACTCGGCCACAAAGCTGGAGGAGTGGTCCTGGGCGTGGGTCCTGGCGAACATCAAGACCGATAAGGGAGCCGAGGTCCACGAGATCGAAGGCTACGGGTACGGCAAGGGCTACACCCACGGCTACGAGCAGATGTGCAAGGTTCTCCAGGATTGTGACGTGCTGGCGAATCGCGGGGTGAACATCATCCTCATCTGTCACGACTGCATCGCCAACTTCGACGACCCCGTCCAGGTCGGTGAGCATAAGCGGTACGAGCCTCGTCTGTACCGCTCCGGCAGCGGCAACACCGATACGCGGCTTCGCGTGCGGGAGTGGTCGGACGCCGTTTTATTCGGCACCTACGAGATGACACGGGATAAAAGCGGGCGGGTGACGGGCCAGGGAACCAGGGCTATTTACACGCAAGAGCGACCAGGATTCATGGCGAAGTCAAGCCTGGCCCGAGAACATTTCCTGGTCCCCGTAAATCATGAGTTCGACGGGACAATTTGGCGGCTTGCGATTGGAGATGCCAGTTAGTTCGGCCATCGCATTGTCGGCGGTGCGGCCGCTCTTGACGGCGAAACACAACCATCCTGGGCCGGGACGGACCCGGCCAACAACTCTTTGGAGAATATTCCATGTCACAGCGTTTGCAAGCAGAAGGCACGTACAAGGCCGTAATCCTGGATCACGGTGTCACCACAACAAAAGAAAAGGGTCTGCCCCAATGGGTGGCCAAGTTCGGTGCGTTCCAGATGCACGGCCAACTCCGCGACGACCAGGGCAACCTCGTCACCGATCAGTCCGGCAAGCCGAAGATGGGCTGGATTGAACTCGACGACGAATACCAGATCACCGAGTTTCTGCCGCTCGCCTACATCAAGGACGATGGCTCGCGTGAGTTTACCAACACGTTCCACAACCTCCAGGATGCCCTCCGCTGGCAGCCCAATGCCAGCGACATCTTCGGCAGCCTCCAAGCTCACCAGGTTGGCGGCCTGGTCGTGCAGATCGTCGTGGGCCAGGAGGATTATCAGGGCAAAACCCGCTTCCGCGTTCAGTTCGTGAATCCCGAAGATTTCGAGGGCATGGGCGTTCGCAAGCTCGATGCCGATGGGCTCGGTAAGCTCCAGGCGGATTGGGGCAGTGCGTTCCGTGCGAAGTTCGGCGGCGGCAGCGGTGCGGCCCCGGCCCCCGCATCGCCCGCCCCGACTCCTGCCCCGCCTGCGGCGGCACCCTCTACGCCTTCTACGTCGGCATCGGCTGGGGCTGCCCCCAACACGGCGTCCCCGACTCCCGCTCCGGCCCCTGCTCCTGTCTCGCAGGCGGCACCTGCTCCTGCTGCTGGTGCGGCACCCCAGCCGACGCCGCAGGCTGCCCCGGCCACGCCGCAGGCTGCCCCGACGCCGGCGACTGGTGGCTGCACAATCAATGAAGCGTGGCAGTCTTTCCTGGACGATCGCGGACAGTGCAGCGATCAGAAGCTCGGCGAGGAGTTTTACCGCATCGTCCACGAGGAGTTCGGAGCCTCGACCGACGAGCAGTTGAAGGCACTCACGCCGGAGCAATGGGCCTGGGTCCGCGACAACGGACCCGACCGCATCATCCCGTTCTAAGCGTCATGTCTCCCCAAAGGCAGGGCGGCCGGGGCTTCGGTTCCGGCCGTCCTTTCCTCCAGGTTTTGTGATGGAGCGGAGACTTTGGCCACGGACGGATTCATAAATTGGGATCACCTGCAAAGCCAACTGGTCGCCGCGTGCAAGCACCAGGCGGACAAGTTGCAGCATTGGGCGGGTTCGATGGGGTTCACCGTTGAGGCGTGCCAGTGGCTCGGCATCGGCTACCTCAAGGACAAGAACGCCTGGACCTGGCCGGAGCGTGACGCTGACGGCGTGGTGGTCGGCATCGGCTGCCGCCACCGGGACAGTGGCCGCAAGTGGATGGTTACGGGCTCCTCGCACGGCTTGATCTACGCCCCGGACCCCGACTTTGGCGGCTGGCCCGCATACATCGACCACCCCATCCTGATCCTGGAGGGTGCGACCGACGTTTTGGCGTGCCTGTCCAGGAATATCTACGCCTGCGGCAGGCCGTCCGCGAAGGGCACGTCGGACTCCAACGCCTGGCTGGAGATTTTGTGCCGCGACCGGGATATCGCCCTGGTCTGTGAGAACGACGAGGGCGTGGGTGCTGTCGCTTTCCTGGACTTCGTGAAGCCATTGTCCAGGCGGGCCAAGCGTCTATGGACAGTCACTCCGCCCCCGCACTACAAGGACCTCCGCGAGTGGCTTCTGGCAGAGAAGCAGGCCGGCGTTGACGAGATCGAAGAACAGATCAGGATGCGTCGCCCCTGGCAGCCCCAGGATTATCGAGCGATCAGCGGCGATATCATTCTGGACGATGCACCACTCCGAGTCGCCGAGACGATGAAGCATGAGCATTACTGGTCCGGCTCCGATCCCACTCTACGCCTGTGGAACGGGCGGTGGTACAGGTACACCGGATCGGCCTACGAGGTCATGGACGACGCCTATGTCCGGCGGGATGTCTACCATTACCTGGACGGCAAGAAGCTCCTCAAGGATGTCACGCCCAAGGGCCGGGATGACCGCAAGTACGAGGAGCAGCCATATCGCCCCGACATGCGGAAGGTTACGCAGATCATCGACGCACTGAAAGCCACGAACGACATCCTGGTGGACCCCAACACGGAGATGCCGTCGTGGCTGGATGGCGGAGCGGGTCGGCCGATGCCCGAGAACATGATCGCGTTCAAGAATGGGATCCTGGACGTTGAGCGGTACGTGAAGAAGATGCGTATCAAGTTCGATCCGCCGTCACCGCAGTGGTTCTCGCAAACGTACTGCCCCTACGAGTTCGACGCGACCAACCTGCGTTACGCGAAGCCGGCCCTGGATTACATCCGGGAAGTGTTCAACGACGACGAGGATTCAATCCACCTGTTCCAGGAATGGGGCGGATACTGCATGGTCCCCGACAACAGCATGGAAAAGATGATGCTTATGGTTGGCCGACCGAGCGCCGGCAAGGGCACGCTCCTGGATATCCTCACCGGCGTTATTGGTCCGGCTAATATCTACTCCACCCGGCTGGATGACATCGGCTCCAAATTCGGTCTTTACGGGGCCTTGGGCAAAACCAACATCTTCATGCCGGACGCCCACGTAACGCAGTTCGACAGGTGTATGGCATCCCTGGAGGTTATCAAGACCATCACTGGACAAGGAGCAATCAACATCGAGGGTAAGAACATCAACCCGGTGAGCCAGATTCTCCGCGCCAGGTTCACGATCAACGTTAACCAACTCCCGGACCTCAAGGATTCGTCAGCGGCTCTACGCCGGCGGCTCAACATCCTCTGGTTTCCCAACAGCTACGAGGGCAAGGCGGACCCCGCCTTGAAGCGGAAGCTCACGCGGCCGGAGATCATTGCGGGTATGGCCGTCTGGTTCATGGAGGGCCTTCGCCGCCTGCGCCTCGCCAGGGCCTTCACGCAGCCGTCCGTCTCGCGTGCCATCGCCAAGGAGTTTGAGCGGGTCAACACGCCGGTGGCCGCGTTCATCATGCAGGAGTGCGTGGTGGGTGCCGGCCATGCCGTTGAGAAGCAGCGGCTTTTCCACGAGTGGTCATTGTGGGCCAAGTCGCACGGCTTGTCTCCAGGTGCGGCGTCAACCTTCGGGCAGCGGCTTCTCGCCTGCCTGCCTGTTGTTAAATCCGGGCGTTCCAACCGCGACAGGCACGGCCGGCGTTTCAGCCAGTACGAGGGCTTGCGTTTGCGGACCGTGATGGATGAGGATCCTGACTAATGCCTGAAACCTGGATTGGGATTGACCCCGGTTATCGCGGAGCCGTCGCAGCCCTGGACGACCAGGGACGCCTACTCGCCCTGTGGGATATCCCCCTGGTGGACCCGAAGGCACGCCGACGGAAGAACCTTCGCATAGACCTGGACGCACTGAACGCTATTGTGGCGTCGCTTCGCTACTACCGCGATCCCCTGGTCCGCCTGGAGTGGCCGACGACCAGGCCGGATGAGGCGGCCGAGTCGTCCAAGAACTTCGGGGTTGGCCTGGGGCAGATCGAGGCGTTATGCCGGGCTCACGGTCTTAACCTGGACAAGGTGGCCCCCAACAAGTGGAAGGGTGACCTGGGGCTGCCGGGCAAGAAGAAGGATAAGAAGGCGGGACGCGAAGCGTGCGATGCGGCCATGCTCTGGATTCCCGACCAGGAACGCTCCACGTTTTTTGGCCCTCGCGGAGGCCCCAGGGACGGCAGGGCCGAGGCCGCACTGATCGCCTGGCACGGATGGAGTCGCACGCTGTCCGCCATGCGAGTGTTGCGTGAACGCTACGGCAAGGACGCCGTGGAGATTCAAGCCTTCTGCCTTATGGCTGGGAGTCATCGCCGGGGGCGGAAGTCGCTTCGTCTGCCGATGTGATGGCGATGAGCCTGTCCTGGACAAGTGCGACAAGATCATCGTGGTTCTGGCACGCCTCTATTTCGTCGATAGTCCAGGTTGCGTAGCACCCGTAGACCAAACGGGCTGACACGGCCGCCCGGCCTTCAACGGGTTTACCTCGACACACGATCAGATATGCAACTTCCAGCAAGTCGAGGGTTGCCGTGATTCGCTCAATGGCATTCAGCAGTGCACTCATCGGTTCCTCCAGGGTTGTTTGTGTATCAGACCAAAACGGCTTGCTGTAATACCGGCGTCCACTGACTGGCCATCGCGTCAGCCCAGCCCTGATATGTTCTCGCTCTTTCCTTCCATCGGTCGTCGCTCGGCCCCAGCTTGTTCTGTCCGCTGTCAGTTTGGTTCCCCCATCGCGGCAGAGGCTTCTTGGCGCCGTGGCAGTCTGGACATCCGTATTTTCCAGCCGCCTCAACGTCCAGGACTTTTCCGCAGCATACCCAGCGGGGTTCAACATGGCCGGTTGGTTGGAGTGGTGGCAGATTCTTGAGCCAGAGGCACGTTCTCTTGCTTGCATCTTCACCGTATTTGTACGGCTGAATCATCTGGTCTGCCTTACGAATCCTGGAGGAGATACAGCCAACAGGATTTTCCAAAGCGATTCGGGGAACCGGGGCATTAAGCAAAGTGGACACAAAGGCAAGGGCCTCCTCGGTCAATTCGCTGCGGGGTCGCCCATCAACCATCACGCCCCGCCTGTTCCAATGCAGTCCACTGGAGCACAGGTAGGTGCAATCAGGATGGCAGATCATCAACCACCACGGCAGCCCGTCCCTGGGGTCAGCGTCCAGGATGTCCAGAACGTTTCCCCGATAATGCGGCCCTGAAACCTCGGTTGGCAGATAGTCACAACTCATCGCATCGCAACCGGCCTTGATAAAGGCGTCGCGGACCCGGCCGGAGTATTCGCAAGCGACCAGAACCTTGGGTTTCCCGCTAAGGCGTGTTGGCGGAGGCGGAGTATGGAGCCTTACACTCATCGGTTTCTCCAAAATCGCTCGCGGGCTTCAATGCAATCATCCTCGTACAGATCGTGGATAACTTCAACGGCTTCGGCAAACCTGGGGGACTGGATATCCGCCTCATTGGCGAGCCACCACAGGTAGCTCAGGCCATCATCATCTTCAATCAGGTCCTCCAGGGGGTCGCCCCGGAACTTACCAAAGGGGATGATCACGGCCAGGGCGGACTGAACGGTCATGTCCAATCCCTCCAGCGCCTGCGGTCGTCCAGGTTGTCGGTAGGGAGGCGGCGGCGGAGCCTGGCCCTGCGTCTTGGGCTGGGTGCCGGCGATTTCGCCGGGGCTGAACCGGCGTCGGCCGGGGGAGGGATTGGTCATGGTTGACTCCTGGAGAATTTGGTCAAGGATGGAAAACATGCGGTTGTGACTGTATGGAATCTCCGCCTGGATGGCCCTGGGAGGCGTTGCCGCTTGGGGGGTGCTCGTGGCCACAATGTACCCGCGCCGGGCCAGGCGGGCAGCGGTATGCTCCTCCGTGAGACGCTGGGCCTCACGCTGCACGGCCAGGACGGCCTGCCATCGGTCGGCGTCCTTGTGGACCGCTCTCCGGTGCTTACCCTCGCCCTGCCACCTGACGGCGTCATCCGTGGCCCGCCACACGTCGGCAAGCAGGGACCGCTGGGCAATCTCGTTGGCATGGAGGCGTCGCCCCCGCTCCTCCTCGGGCATGTCCGCGATGGCGATACGCACCCATCGCATTCGCATGGCGACATAGCGACGGACCTGCCGGCGGCGGATCGCCAGGCGTTCCCGAGCGGCCTCGGCGTCGAGGTGCTTCTGGACCCGCTGTGCGTGCGTGAGCTTGGCCATCGGAAAACCTTCAGGGGCGTTCCGCCCCCGGAGACGTCTTTCCCATCCGAGCGATCAGATGCCGTACAACTTCCGGCTCCTGGCCAGGGCCTTCTCGCCGTCCATCGTGATCTTGTAATACCGTCCACGTTTCCCGGCGGGGATGATGTATTCCGCCAAGCCGGCGCGGAACAGCTTGCCCAACGCCGCTCCGGCGGTGATGTTCATGGCCCCGCCTTCGACCTCGTGGTATTCGTCCTTGTGATTCCTGCCGGCCCCGGCGCGGCAAATCTTTTTCCACCCCTCGGCCTCGGGCCATGCTTTCCGGGCGAACTCGGCCGGCGTGATGTCGGGGTTGGCGCCCAGGATGATGAGTTGTCTCGTCTGTGCCTCGGTCAGTGGTGCGTCCGCCTGACTGGCGGCCACCGGGCTGAACTTCCGGGCGTGCTTCGTCGTGGTGCGGGGGCGACCTGCCCTGCCGCCCGTGGACTTCTTCTTCGACAATTTCTTCTTGGACGACGCCTTCTTCGCAGACTTCTTCTTACCCGTCGCCTTCTTCGTACTCCGCTTCTTCTGTGAGGCAACGGGGGAGCCGGCGGCGGCCTTGCGACGCGAGCGTTTCGTGTCCCTGGGCCGCCTCGACCGCTTCTTCTTGCTGCCGGGAGGGGCGGGGGTTTTGATTCGGATGGACATGACTGATTCTCCTTCGTGTAAAAACTCTCTCCAGGACAATAATGGGTCCATAAACGATCAAGCAAACGATCAGTGCCACACCGCCCACCGCCGCCGCGATGGCGATGGCGACACGTTCAAGTTTTGTCGGCGGGCTGGACTGCAACCTGTTCCGTTGCGGGCGGGGGCGGGAGAACCTGGGCCGGTTCGGACGGCGGCGGCTCGTCCAGGCCCGTGATGCTGCGACGCTCGGCGATGCACCAGTCAACCGAGCGGGCAATGCCGTCCAGGATTGACGAGTGAAACACCGTCTGCCCGGTGTCGGGGTCCGTCCAGCCGCGATCTTCGCCGCCGAACTTCGCCCCGGTGAATTTGTCGCGGAGCTTGGCCCACGGCACGCCGTATTGCAGGCCCACGGACGTGGCGACGCAGACGCCATCGACCAGGCCGGCCACGATGTCGCCGTGCTTGCCGACGACGCAGAAAATCTCGGCGGGCATGATGTCCGCCTCGCCCTCGAGAAACGAGACGATGACGAAAATCTCGACGCCGCACACTTCGCGCTTGTGCGTGATGCTTGGCCGCGTGTGAGGCAGCTTCGCCCTGTTGGGTTCTTGGATGGTCATGGGTTCTCCAGGTCAGGTATTACGGAAGGAAATGGAGTCGCCGGACACCCAGCGTTCGCCATACCCGTCCACGGGTTTGATCTTGTATTCGTCGCGTCCGAACAGGGCTCTGCCGTCCAGGACTCGACACGGAATGGACATGTCGGGCATGCTCTTGGTTGTCCTGGGCACGGCGTAGTCCACGATGTCGCCGATAGCATCGGCGAAATAACTTGCGGAGTTGTTGGTGTTTTTAGATGTCATTTCTTCTTCTCCAGGTATTTGGCCACGTCATCTGATTGGCGTCCAGCTTGTAGCATCCGTCGATAGTCAAGTCCCCAGCGTCGTCTGTGCTGATCGCCAGGGCACGGGGTGTGGCAGTCTCGTGTCATTCATGATCGCTCTCCTTGGCCATGCCGCCGTCCGCGTCTTTCGCTCGCTTGAGCATGGTCATCGCAAATCCCTCTCGTTGATGTCTCTCGTCCACTCGCCCTGCCCCAACCGCACAAGCGGTGGGCGCGTTTGAATGAGCTCTGGCGACGATGTCGGGCCGGGGTCTGTCACGCCGCCGCATCGCCTGATCTCTGCGATGAGTTCTGCGACGTGCCTGGCGGCCATCGCGCCCGTGCCAAGCTTGCCATTGCGAAGCCAGTACGATTCGATGGCTTTT